CTCCATCGGATCTGAAGGACTCAGCGCCTTCGCCTACTGGCAAACACTCCCCGGAAACAGTGGCGGCACCTCCGGCGACTACCTCGCCGACATCACCGGGCCCCAAGGCCCAGCGGGCACGAACGGCACGAACGGCACTGACGGCACGAACGGCACAAACGGCACGAACGGCACTGACGGCACTGACGGCACTGACGGTCTCAGCGCCTTCGCCTACTGGCAAACACTCCCCGGAAACAGTGGCGGCACCTCCGGCGACTACCTCGCCGACATCACCGGGCCCCAAGGCCCAGCGGGCACGAACGGCACAAACGGCACGAACGGCACAAACGGCACGAACGGCACGAACGGCACGAACGGCACTGACGGTCTCAGCGCCTTCGCCTACTGGCAAACACTCCCCGGAAACAGTGGCGGCACCTCCGGCGACTACCTCGCCGACATCACCGGGCCCGCCGGGGCCGACGGATCCGACAGCTTTCTTTCCTCCACCTCTGCCCCATCCGGCACAGGATCCGGCGACTTCATTCTGCAACGAGACGGAAGTGGCAACTACTCCTGGGTCGCCGCCCCATGATCTCACATCCTCATAAACTCATTGTTATCCATACCCCCCGATGCGGGGGCACTTCGCTAGAAGAAGCCCTCACCGACGCTACCGGGCACCACTCTACCGCGAGTTGGTACGCAGAGAACCACCCCGAAGCCTGGGCCTCCTACCGCAAAATTGCGATCTGGCGTGACCCGGTCAAGCGCTTCGACTCACTCTGGCGTTACTGGTCTAACCTAAAATTCCAATCCTGGGGAAGACACGAGCACATCTTCAAGCGCCTTCGCGCCGCTTGGATGTTCCGCGCCCTCGTTGGCCAAGATATAAACGAAGCTCTACGACTTCTGCCTGCCCTCCAAGCCGCCGAATGGACCCACACACATTTCCTACCACAAACGTATTTCATCGACCGCCCGGACATTGAAATCCTCCCTATCACTCAGGCCCACGAAGAAATCGCCGGGCTAATCGATCGCGATATTCCCCACCTCAACCGAGGCAAAGGGGCCTCCGGCCCAAACGGCAATTGGCAAGCCCAAGTCGCGGAAGCTTACGCGGAGGACTACAACCTTCTCCCTCAATGAAACTCGCCGTCATTCAGTTCACTTGCCCGGCAGACGCCGCAATCGCGGAACTCGGCCACTTTTCTACCCAGCGAATCGCCAGAAAACACGGCCTCCAGATAGACTACCGCAACCTTGAGAAGGAAGGTGGGCGCGGCCATCACCTCAATGGAATCGAAGCCGTCGCGGAGGAGATCGCCACCTATCAAGCACTCCTTCAAGAAGGGCATGAATGGGTTCTCAAGCTCGACGCGGATACCCTTTGGCTGGCCGCTTCCTTCTTGGATCGCCTCGCCGGTCCTTGGAAACTTATTGGCGGCGGGGATACAGTCACGCCACCCAGCGGACTACCATACCCCTACGTGCGAGGCCACGCTTACATGATCAAACTCGAGGCCTTTCGCCATGTCCCGACCACGAGGAAAGAACTCGAGGAACTCTTCTTGTTAGTGGATAACTTTTGTGGCGGCTATCCCTCGCGGCTCGACAAGCCAGAATGGGCCTGGCCAGAAGACGAAGCCATTTCTGGCATGATTCGCTACCTCTTTGGTGACGAGGCCATGCTCCGCATGCCTGTTCGCGATCCCAATTGCGTTTGGATTGGCTTTTGGCCCTATCAAATCCACGGCACCCAATGCCCGCCGGAACAGGCGCGCGAGATGGCCGCCCGCATGGATTTTTTAGAATTCGGCCGACATTCCAATGCCCATGGAAACATGCCGCGCGCCGAACGCCAAAAGCTCACCCACGCCGCCATGGCTCAATTTCTGAAAGCCCTCGACTAGCACCGTGACCTCTATCCGTGCCTGACAAACTCATCGCCGCCGCCATGACCCGCCACGTCCTCCCTTGGGCACAACGGCGTGCGCGCACGGCACAAAGCGGCATCGAAGTCGCCGACCTCCAAAGCGCCGCCTACCTCGCCCTCAGACAAGCCCAACGCAGTTACACCGGCCCCGATGACCTCGAGCCCTTCTGGAACCACGCGCGCGGCTACGTCCGCAAAGCCTTCCAACGCGAACGCCACCGCATGGCCATCTCTCCCCAGCTCGAGCCACTCGAAGAACACCTCCTCGCAGACACCACCGCCCACACCCCCGCCCACCGCCTCGCCGAACTCCTCGAGCAACGCCTCCCCGATCCCCTCGACCGCGACCTCATCCTTGCCTACTACATCCAAGAAACCCCCATCGCCATCCTGGCCAAACAACACGACCTCACCCTCACCGAAACCCAATCCCGCCTAACCACCGCCCTCGCCAAATTGAGTGAACGTTCAATCTGAGTCATCGGCTAAAGCCGATTGATCTCCAGCGCCTTGTTCGGCTTCGATGTTACAAAAGACAACATCATCAATCCTCAATCATCAATGCTCTAGGCCACCCCCCGCGCACGCGCCCTTCTCCCCTTCCGCCGTCGCACATCCACCGCCCGCGCATCGGCCAACTTCGCCGCCGCTTCCAGAATCCTCGGCACGTCATTCTGTGAGACCCCCGCCTCAATGGTCACGACTTGCGTCATGCCCTGACTACTCGCCGACGCCTGACGCCCCCCACCGGCAAAATCAATGACTTCCTCTTGAGGGTGCAGAATCGCCGGAAAGCCGCCTTGCCCATCGATCCCACCCGAACGTGGGCCATTCCCCGTGTAGCCCCCACCGGCAAAGGTCCCCCCAAAGCCAAAGAGATCGCCAAGCCCTCCAAAGATCGAACCAAACACCCCGCCGAGATTCACCCCGCCCGTCTCACTACTAAAGAGACCGCCTAACAATTCCCCTGCTTGCTTCACCAGGTCGCCAAAGATCTCCAGCGCCCCACCCTTCAACGCATCAAAGCCGCCCAAAGTCTCACGGTTCGCCTTGTCCCACGAATCCGCCACATTGCTTGAGGCATTCTGGGCCTCTTGTTCCACAATTGAAAACGTGTTGAGTTGGATGGAGGGACCATCCGCAATCGGTCCGTACAGCTCTTGCGCCACCGCTTCACCCGCCGCCCGGGCCGCTGGCTTGGCTCGCTCCCCCATCGTCCGCAACCGATCGCCTAACAAGGTCGTGTCAATGACAGGATCTACCGACACCTCCACCGTCTCGCCATGGGAAGGAATGGCCCGCGTGTCGAAATTGGAATAATCATATTCCACCTCCACCGTGTGCACCGCCTGCCCCGACGCGCTGGCCGTTGGCAGATCCGACACCACTTCCGACACCAACGCCTCCGCCCGGTCCCCGTTTCTCACCTCAAGCACCGGCTCCACCGGCACCTCAAACGGCACCACATTCGCAGGCAAGTCCACCGGCTCGACAAAGCGAGGCGTCACCGGCAAATCATACGGCACCTGATCCACCAAGGCCGACCGCTGGGCCTCCGCGCGCGGCGCCTCCCCAAACAACCCGCCATCGCCAAAGATCAGCCGATCAAATTCATTCGCCGCCAGATCCGCCGCCAGGCCGAGCGCGAAGTCTTGGAAATCCAAATCCGTGTCACCTAACAACCGCCGAAACGACCCGCGCACCGTCTGCCGCAAATCCTCAAACCGACTCTCGATCTGATCCGCGCCCTCGTCAAATTGTGCATACAGCTCCGCCGTGAACCTCTGCGCCTCGTCGACTTCCAAATAGCCCCCGATCGTCAGCTCACGAATCTCACCCACGCGGCGTTGCAACTCATCAAAGGGAGTCTCAAACTCACGCTTCAGCGCCTTCGCACGCTCGCCCATCTCATCGAAACCCTTCTGCGCCGCCGTCTTCACCGCGCGCACCACTTTGACTGCCCGATTCCGATAATCTTCCAACTCCGCTTCCGCCCGCGCGAGCGACGTGTCTTTGTCAATCACCGCCCCGGCAAAACTCTCCGGGGTCGCGTTTCGAATATCCTCAATCTTGCGCTCGAGCCGCTCCTCTTGCGTCTCTAACGAATTCGCGAACGCCTCCGCCTGACGCCGCTCCGCCGCCGTCTGCGCATCGATCGCGCCCACCACTTCACCCCGAGCATTCACCTCGTCCTTCAAGAGGCCGAGCTTCACACTCTGCACGCGCACAAACTCGTCGAGCTGGTCTTGCGTGATGACCTTCTCTTCGACCAAGACCTCGTATTTCTTTCGTTGGGCCTCGATCTCTTCGCGCGCGAGATCAATCTTGGACCTGGTCACTTGCAGAAACTCAGAAGACAACTCAACCAAGCGATTCTCGGCCACGCCCTGAGTCGTTGAGGTTTGAATTAGCGATTCACTTTCTTTAATGCGCTCACGAATCCCTTCCGTAACGCGGATAATCCAGTCAATCTCCTCCTGCAGCCCAGCGACGTTGCGGCGGGCAGTCTCATCAAGGGAGGCGATGTTAATTCCCAGCCCCACCACTCCAAACTTTTTGAGATCGACACCTTTGCTGAGGATAGACGCTTGCCTCGCTAGTAAGCGCTCCAGCTTGGCGTTGTGATTCGCTAGTTGCTCTTCTTTTTTTGTATCGATCTCGAGTTCCTTTTTCAAGGTATCCTCCCGATCTCGCAACTGTTTCAACGCGGCTACGTCCGCCGCTTGCTGGTCTTTCAACCCAATCAGCTCTTCCCTGCCTGGCACTGCCAAACGAAGTTCGGCAAGTTCCACTGCGCCAAAAGCTTCTGCTTCGAATTGCTTTATGAGTTCCTCGTTAGCGTCGCGCACCTCCCCAGTGAGTTCTCGGATTCTCGCTGCACGCTCGCGAGCAATCGCTGTGAGTCGCTGCGTCCCTTCTTGGATGTCGGCAAACTCTTGAATTTTAGTTGGTGCCGTATTCCCAAAGTCAGGGCTTACCCGTGGCGAAATCTCGCCCGAAGGATAAAACAATTGTCCAGATGAGAATTCTCGAAAACCTTCAAAGGCTTCAGTGAGGAGACCAAGGCCTCCAATCGATTGTTCGAAAGCAATCGCCCCCTCTCCCACCGCTCGCTTGAGTTGGGCCCAATTATTCGCCACCTGCTTTAATCTGGCCTCATGGGTATTGAAAGCCTTGTTAGATTCATCTAGCAACGCCGTGTTCTTCTCATACTCGTCGGACGACTGCGCCAGGCGTTCGCGCAATTGATCGACCGCATTGGCCAGCACGGGAAAGACGCGGGCATTCTCCGAACCACTCAGCCCGATATTATTCAGCGTGATTCCCGCTTGTTCCCCCTCCGCTTGCAAACGCTCAAGAAAATCCAGAAACGTCCCAATCGCATCCGTGCGAAAGCTCTCTTGAATTTCCTCTAACGGCGCCCCCATCAAGCGCGCCAGTTCCTCCGCCTTCTCCCCGCCAAGTTGCGGCAGCTCTTGCAAAGCCCCAAACGCACGACCAACCGAAGCCCCAGAAAGTTCCGCCCGGAGCCCAAGCTCTTTCATGGCCGTGGACAGGCCGAGCACTTGCGTGATGTCCACATCAAACCGCGAAAGCGATTGACCGACAAACGTGGCCATATGCAAGATTTCCGCCTCCGTCGCCGCCGCGTCATTGCCTAGCGCGACCAAGGCCGAGCCAAAGCGATCGATGTCACCAAGCTCCGTGTCCGTGAGGTTGAGCAAACGCGCCGAAGAACGCGCTCCATCCTCGCCCACCACATCGGAAGATTGCTCTAACCTAGCAAGCGTTTCCGTGAACTTCAGAAGGTTCGCCGACCCAGAAACCCCCAACTGTCCCGCACTCGCGGCCAGCGTGTTCAAGTTCTGCGCCGTCACCGGGATCCGCCGCTCCAGCGCCGCAATCTTCTTCTCAAAAGTCTCCAGTTCCTTCCCTGCCAAGTCCGTCGTCTTCACCACGCCAACGAGCGACTTCTCATAAGTCGCATACTCGTTCACCGCAGAGCCCAGAGCGCGCGTCGTGCCGCGTAGACCAGCGATCACCCCCACACCAGCGACGCCACCCAGGGCAACCGTGAGCGGGTTGACACTCGACTTCAGCCCGCCCAGCGCACGCTTTCCATCGCGCTCGAGCGACTTAAATTCTTCCTTGATCCGCCGAACCGTCTTCGTCGAACGGTCCTCAGTACTAATGACAAACTTCGCCTTGGTATCGCGTGGCATGCCCCCTAAGAGCTGACATTTACCAGCGGAACGGACGCCTTTGAAGTGCGCTCACCCGGCAGCGCTTTGGATCGGACGGGCTTAAACGTCGAACGCCACCACCCGCTTGGTAGGAATCCACCCGCGCTCCTGACACACGTCCTCAATCGATTCCACGGACCACCCAAGAAACGCCTTCAACGGCCCTTGCGCCTTCTCGGCATAGCCATCGACATCGAATTGCACGCGATGCCGCCACGAAGGCGCCAGCACCTCGATGACAATCCGCTTTTCGGGAAACCGTTTCCGCTTTCGCAAACGTTCCCGGCGACGTTTGGCTTCCCACTCCATGCCAGGACTAACGCCGGCTCTTCTTCGCTTCCTCCGCGCGGAGCGCAAAGAAGGCCAGCCACCCGACGCGCTCGGCCTCGCTCATGTTGGCAACATCATCGAGAGCGCGGCCCAATTCGTAGGCTAAACTGAACGTGTTAAACACATCGCGGCCGAAGTGGCCGCGCATCAGTTTTTTGCGTTCTGCAAGTCATGTTCCTCCGCCAAGAGAATGTCTAACAATTCCTTGGTCGCCGCTGGCGGGATCTCTTCCGACAAGGCCTTGATCAATTGCTTATTCGTCTTGTCCGCCACGTCGATGAGCGGCGTTTGTGTGCCGCGCAGAAAGAACCGTTTCGGGATCTCGAGAAACAGGCCCACATTAGCGTCCTCCTCGTCATACTTGAACGCCGCGCGTCGCTCGGCCCAACTCATGCGCACCACGTCGATCGCGATGGGCTCCGGGCCAAAGCGTTGCAGCTCGGCGGGAAATTGTTTGTTGCCCGCCCAGTCTTGCTGGAGAGCAGTGAGAAAGTCAGGAGCTTCTGTCGTCGATGTGGTTTCAGACATAAGGGATGGATTGGAGGATGGATTGGAGGATGGTTAAGAATAAAAAAGCACCCTGATAGGCCCATCCAAGGAGAACAGGCCTATCAGGGAGATATGACGAAGACAATCGTTAGGCTGGAACGGTGCCGCTCTCAAGTTCGCCGTCGCCGGTAAGTTGTGCCGTTTGCGTCACCTTCGTGCTAGTGGACGCGGTAGGGGTAACGCTCGCAATCTTGCAATAGCCTTTGTAAAGCGGGTCGCCGGTGGTTTTCTTGTTCGGGTAAAGCAAGAAATAGACGCGCGTGCCTGCAAGCGTCGGGTCGATTTTCGCGCTCGCCCCGGCGGCGGTCTTTTGCCAAAACGTGGTCACATCCAAAGTGAAGCTCTTGCCAGTCAACTCTTGCTCGTCCCAGTTCGTCGCTGCATTCGAACCGCCATCGCTATTCGAGAGCATGCATTGCGTGTTCTGCGTTTGAAACTGAGCGTTCGCCGTCAGTGACCAATCAGTCATCATTGCCATTTCCAACGCCGACGCAATCTCCGTAGCGTCCGGCCCGGCGGCCTCGTCGGCAATGTCTGAGAGTGCAAGGATGGCAATGATGCCATCCTTTCCAGTGGTAGTAGTTCCGTCAGCAGGCATGGTATTAGGTAGGTGTTAGGTTTTCAGTGTAATCGATCGTATAAATTTGTGTGAGGATGCCCGTGTTGGGATCATCCTTGAGTTCTTCCACGATTTGGCGAGCAAGGTGGATCTCGAGCCCTTCGGGAAATTCCCCGGCTTGCTCGGCCGTGTAGATCGCGGCTTCTAGGTCACTGCCGAGACCAAAGACCACTTCCTCGATCGGCGTGCCCGAGACGTTTTCTTTCCATTCCACGAGAGTCACCTGGAGCGCTTGCGTGCGTTCCACATGCCCTTCGTTCGCCAAGCGTTGACTCTCGAGCACTTGGAGAGAGACCGAAGCACCCGGCTTCTCAAAGACATCGAGCTTGCGGGACGTCACCGCGCCATTCCCCGCGAAATCCAGGGCAGCGAGAAGATCGAGAAGCTTCTCTTTAGCAGTGATGACCGGATGACTCATTCTACGGATTCTCGACGGGGGGCTCTTCTCCGTTTTCTTGGGCGGCCTTCACAAGTGGCGCGAGCGTTTTGAGCGCTTGTTCAACGATCACATATTGGTCCCGAGTGAGCCTAGCGTTCGGTTGAGTCGCTTGATCTAAAACGGCAAGTGCTTGGGTGGGTGTCATCAAAAGGAGGAAACGTTGATTGGTTGACGTGTGTGAGTTAGGCCCATTCTGGGGCAGGGTCTCCAAGTTGCAGGTCAGCACCGACCGCATACGCCGGCACCGTTTCCCAAGCTTCAAACGTCGCTAGGCCCTCTGTCGTTAAAAACGCAACAATCGCCGCATGACGTTGGAACAGTGGAGCCACATTGGCACCCAGAGCGGTCACCGCCGCTTGCGCTTCCTCCTTGGGCTTCGGATTGTCCTTCGTCCCCCAAAGTAATTCGAAGCTCGATTGCACAGCAACCGCGAGACGGTTGAGCACAAGGTCAGAATCAGAGAGCAACTGTTTCGCGATCCGCTCCCCCTCGGTAGGCTCGGCAGGAGCCGCAGGTTTAGCTAGGATGGTGTTTGTAGTTGCCATGATGTTCAGTTGTTTTGTTGTTAGGCCGCTGCGGTGATTCCGATGTTTTCGAGCGCTACGAGGATTGCGTTAATTGCCGTCCTTGACTCTGCGTCGACTGTCGCGCCCCCACTAGGGTCTGCGATGTGTGCCGCTTGTGGGACTGGAGTAGCCCCGTAAAGTCCTACATCGGTCCCCAAATGAACAATGTCTGCCATTATATACACATCTCTATCAATTTGACAAACAGAAGAGGCAAGCGACAAAACCCTGTTAGCCTCTACGTGGAATTCCATCGACCTCGGCGAGCCTGTCCCACCCTTCTCAACCCCAATCTTTAGTTTTTCAGCGTCCCACTTCAGAAACCCACGCTCGTAGTTACCTGCCCCGTCATCGGTGTTGTAGATATTGAACGTCTGGGCGTTGACTCCGTTGCGCTGTGCTAGGGTGTTGGCGGCGTCGCGGCTGAGGATTAGGTCGTGACCAGTGCTTGCTTGAGACCCCGAAGACCACCGAAGAGCCCCTGAGTCGGCCAGGCGAAGCCCATCCACTCCCATACCTACTTTCGCGATAGTAGTTTGATAGAAATAGGCTGTGGAGCCTCCAATGCCGATCCTCCAGTTGCTATACTCAAGCTCTGCTCCATCACTGTCCGTTAGCCTCAGGCTTGAATTAACTCCCGAACCGAAGACCTCGCCCCCCGAATCCACACTAAGCTTGCTCACTCCACCAACCTGCAAATCTAGCAGCTTGCTAGTGCCAGGGCTGAGAGTGTCAGTCTGGTTAATCAGCAAGCCAGTATCATTGCCGCTGGTAGCCTTGTTAGTCGTGTAGTCGAGGGTCAGTGCCGCTTCGTCGCCAGTCGCCTGATCCAGAACGATTGGAGTCGACGGTGTTATCTGCGTATTTGCGTCCGCGCCAAAGGCACCGCCGCCCGCTGCGTCAATCTGTGCTTGAATCCCACTCGTGACGCCAGCGAGATAGCCCATCTCCGTGGGAGAAGCGCCGTTGATCGACCCTGTGTTTATGAGCGTGTTGCCCCCTAAATTCACATCCCCCGTCATCGGCACCGAGCCATCTGCCATGAAGTCGCCACCGCCCGCGAGAGCATCGTCGATGCCGGACAAATGCCCGGCCATGGTAGAGGCCGATTCAGTGTAGTTCGCTGGCGCAAACGTCAGTGGGCCTGTTTCTAAGCTTGATAATGTCGAGAGCGAACCCAGCCCCAACGTCGAACGCGCCGCGCTCGCGTCTGCCTGATTGAGCAAAGACAGACCATAAACCTCAGTAGAGACTCCAGAAAAGCTACTTAATCCCAGGAAGGCGTTGAGCGCGTCCTTGTCTGAGCGATAGCACTCATCCGCCGCCGCGTTTACCCACGGGAAGGTCGCTCCGCTTTCGACGGTTTCAGCAATCGCCAGTTCTTTTAGATTGGTTCCTGACATAAGACGAAGTAAAGCAAGGATGAAAGTCGTTTGAGAGTCGTCCGTGAGTCTATCAAGAATCGTGTGTGCCTTCGTCTCATGAACGATCTGGTCGCCCTCGCCGTAGTCGGTGACTTCAGAGGCTAAGAGAGTGCAATGCGGATTCTCGGCGCGATGCTCGGAGGCTTCGCCGCCTTGTAATGTTGTCGTTTGTTCGGTTAAGGTGCCGAGTTCCCAGATCCCCCGCAGGTCCTTGCTGAGACTGCCGTCATTCCTCCGGATGGTGACAGCCTCAGCAAAGGGGCCTTCGAAGAAGGCAGAGCTGGTGCTCGGTAAGGGCAATTATTTGGCGGCGGTCTTCCGCTCGGGTTTGTTTTCAGCCTTGGCGACCTCGATCGCCTTGGCGGCTTCTGGCGTGTTTGCGAGCGCCCATCGGTTCGATCCGATATGTTGGCGCGCGTCGTCTTCGTTCACGCTGATTTCGGCGCCCCGCTTCACCGCCTCCCCGCCGACAAGGCAAGGAGCGGTGCAAATAAGCTTGAGAGTCTGAGCTGGCATAGAATAAGGTTAGTGGAGGATAAGGTTTGCTTACGAATGAGGGATTAAGTGATGTCCACAGCGGCGGCGAAGTTAGCCGCTTGCATGACGCGACCGTCGACGTCTTGGAAGACGCGCACCACACGGCCGCCGGTGGCGACTTTGGTTGCCAAATCGATATTCAGTTCGAGGCCGCCCCACATGCCAATGAAGTAGGCCGCCGGGTTGCCGTAGATCATCGCCGTCTTGTCCGTGCCCGCGCCGAGATTGCGCGGGACCGTGTTTCCAATGTAGAAACGGCCGATGTCTGTATCGAGCGCGTTCTCTTCACCGGCCACGCGATCACCGAGAGTGACCTCAGTGCCGCCCGAGGCTTTCTTAAAGGTCTCAAGAAGGATCCGCTTGCCGCGGGTATTGGTGAAACCTTGAGCCCGACCCGTCGGCGCGTTGGCATCGCCTAACGCTTCTTCAAGCTCCAGCAAGTGAGCGTAGGTCACGGTGCCGCTCGTGGTGACAGAACCGATGCCCGTGGCATTGAGAACGCCTTCAGGCTCCGTTGCAGATCCCGCGCCATTGATCGACGCCATATCAAGTTCGACGCGAACACTTCGGCGCATGGAACGCACGAGAAGGTCTTCAATTTGCGGCGTGGTTTGTTTGAACGCCTGGCGAGTAAAAGGCACCCGGCCCGCCAACGTTTTGAAGGTCAGCGCGAGAGCGTCTAGCGTGTAGGCGCCTTCGGTCGGCTCCGCGTCCTCTCCTACCCAGTAGACCGAAGGGTTGGTCAGTTCGATCGGAATCGTCACGTCACCGCGAAGCCCCGCGAGCATCGTCACGCCGCGTTGCAGGAAGACCGTGTCTTCGCGCAGGCTCTCGATGAACATCTGGTCTTGAAGTTCGTTGTCAATGATGCTGCCCGCTTCCTCATCGCCCGTGGCGGAGACGGAGAACAAGGCGCGCTCACTGGCGGAGCTTTCACCGCGAAGGTAAGCCCGCGCTTGAGCACTGCGAATCTGGTCACGCATGGCGACGTCCGCAGGCAACGCGAAGTTGGTGTTCAGATCAGCGCGGCCGTTCCGTTTCTTGACCTCGTCTGAAACTTCATCCTCAAACTCGGCAAGCCCACGCTTGCCCGAAGACAAGGCTTCCATGATACGGAAGACGGAAAAACGTTTTTTCTCCTTCGTCGTCAGGCCGATCTCTTCAGTCGTAACTCCCTTAGTACGGCCAGCGAAGTCTTCCAAAATCGCGGCGCGAAAATCTTCAATTGTGCTCCCGCTCTTAATCGCTTTCTCGATCGTCGCCTCAGGCATGCTGAAGCGCTGGCCTTGCTCGGCAATCGCGTCGCGCCGCGTGAGTTCCGCGTCGAGCTTTTTATCGACGGCGCGCTCGACCTCTTGCGGATCGGGCTCTTTCACAACCTCGATCGTACGGACTTGAGGCTTCTCTGATTCAGCGGGTAGTGCTTCGGCGGGCATGGTTCTGATAGGTTGGTTAGGCTTGGTAAAATCTGGTGAGCACGCCTCAAGAGCGCGCTGCTTGGCTTCTGAGAGCTGGCTTTTATCAGCGGCCCGCCCAAAGCCCGTCCCCATGTCTGCGGGGATGGTGACGAAGGAGCCCTCGAGCGGACTCCAGTCGGTGACGCGCCAGGTGTCGGCCTCGTCGGTCGATTCCACCCGCTCTTCTTGGTGGATGCGAAAGCCGACGCTCGTGTTTCTCAAAATGCCGTCGTCGATATGGCCGCGCTTTTCCGCGCCAAGCCCTTCCTTGGCCAGGCGCACCGTCATGAAAATTCCCCGGTCGCGAATCATCGCCGATTCGATCACCCCGATGTGGCCGTCCTTCCGGTCATGCATCCAAAGCACCGGCGCGTTGCCGGATCGCAACCAGTCCATGCGCACCTCGCCAGGCTCGTGTCCGAGAATCTCACGAACACCCGGCCAGACCTCCACCGGATCATCCGTCGTGAGGCGTACCTCATAGACGCCGGTATTCTCACCCACCGCGCGAATCCTCGTCTTGGGATCACTCAACGATCTAAAAAACACGCGCCCCTCCGCCTCGTCACGGAAAGAAGGCAATTCGGTCTCAACGCTGGCAGGGGCAGACATGCCCCCTAAGAGCTGGCTTTTATCAGCGCGGCCTACTTTGACGAAACGGCGGGCTCAATCGACGGCATGTCAACGAGCCGCGCTTGCAACCGCAGCTCGATCCCCTTGTTAGTGTTGCCTAACGGAATCGTCGTCGTGACACACGACGAAACCCCGAAGCAAAACAAGAGAAGGAGCACTCTCATAGTTTACCAAACCGTTGTTTGTGAAAGACAATCACCGTCACCAAGAGGATCAACACGCCCAGGTCTCTGACCAGGTCGACCGCCGTAGGCGCGTCCCCATAGACCCGCTCCAAGACCTTCAGCAAGTAGGGCAACGAGATCATCGCCAGCGCCAGCCGGAACGCCATGGCGTGACCGCTCCGGGCGTGGAATATCTGCCGCGCGATCCAGGCGCAGGCCAAAGCAATCGCTGCGCAAGTCATGACGCTGACAGGAATCATTATTTAGGTTCCTTGCTCGCCTCGATGCGCGCTTGGAAAAGTTGAATGAGTTGTTCCGCCGTCACGCCTACCACGAAGCCACTCGCCGCCGCCGTCTCGCTCGCGGGTACCGAGAACCATTTCGCGAGCAGTTGCCCCATGAAGCCACCCAGAAACACCGCACACGAAATGCCCACGACAAACCGGATTGCCCACCGCTTCCAACACTGTTCCGGTGACAAGACCAATCGTGCCAGGCTCCCAAAGAACCCCGCCACCATCAACACCGCCACCTCTTTCGTATCGTCTATCATAAACCTATTCACGCCGTCGCTAGTAAGCCATGCGCTCGATTGTGCGCGTCCATTAGAGAGTCGTCGCGCCACGACTTCCCCCCGAACCGCTTCACCACCAGATACATCGCCGCCACTCGGCGCGCCGGGATGCGTTGCTTTGTCAGACCCACCCCAAAAAGATCATCCGCATCTTGCCTTGTGAGTTCCCCCCACCCCCGCGAGCCATAGACGTAATCATGCCACAAGGCAGGCGCCCAAGTTGTCTGGTGTTGCGGAATCAGCCAGCGAAACGCCCACGGGATCGACGCCCCATCGGTGACAAATCCCGCCGGGACCTCATACGCACGTTGCTCGCCGCCTAGCGTGACCACAAACGGCATCGGCTCGTGCAAGCGCCAAAGCTGACCACGATACCCCGGCAACGCAAAAGGATCCAGGCTAGGCTCCCTATCCCAACTCAAATCAATCACATACGGTCTGCATACGCCTGTCATTACGCCAGAAAAGCAGAAATCATCAACGCCACCACCGCGAGGAGCAGGACAAGAATAAGGACATTAGTACCCGTCACACCTCCGGCTCCGGCTCGACCAGGTGCCAGTCCGTCACCACCCCGTCTTTGTTCACGATCTTTGCCCAGTAGCCGGACCCGTCTTCGTAATCGAGTGTCAGCGTCCACGACCACCCCTCCGGCCCACAGCACACGTCAAACCGCAACCGCACCGACAAACTAGCCACGTCGGCGAGATCCACCTCGCTGTATTGGTAAAGCTCTTCCCGATCCCCCGTCTGTTCCTCCGGCTCTGACAAATACACGCCGCGCCAGAAATCCGCATAAGTGTGATTCTGATCACCAGGATGAACGGTCAGATCCACCGGCATCGCCGTCTCCCCGTCGGGAATCGCGGCATAAGAAGCCAGTCCTTGGAAGCATTTCCCAAAGTTTGACAGGTAGTTGTCCTGGAGAAGGACGACTTGAGCCAGCAACGCGGCGAGGCGGGCGTCGATCGCTGTTTGTTTGGCGCTCATCAATTAAACATACAAAGCTTCAAGTTCGGCCAGCTCGGCGCTCGTCAACACACGATCGAACACAAGGACCGCCTCAATCGTGCCATCCCAGGAGCCACTTACCGACTGATTATAATACCCCCCTATGGACAAGCCTATCATCTCGCCAGGCGTGGCCGAAGTATTCTGAAATGTTTCTCCACCGACTTTTACCGTCATGCTGGTTGGTTGCAGTTCAGCATAAATGCCAAAACGTGCGTGACCATCGTTCGTCGTTACTACACTGTCGCCCCCCGAAAGAGCTCCATTAGGACGGGCAAACAAATTCAACTTATCAGAAACCAAATAAATCAGGTTTCTCAAGATAGGGTCATCGCTATCCACTAGCCCCGCAGTTGCTGGACCATCCGAGTCAGCTCTAGCAACAACGTAAATTGCAGAGTCAGGCGAAACAGTGCCAGTTGTGCTGTAAAGACTCGCACTGTTGCTGCCGTCCCATGTGAGTAAACCGTTAAGCAATTGTGGCGACTTTATGGCCGTTGGCGTCACCACATCCGCAAACGGACTAGCAGCAAGCCCTTGATTCTGCCATTTCGTCACCCCTGCATATTCGCCAGCCTGGATTTCGACCGGCCCGTGAGCTGCGCCGACGGTGTTGTTGTCGGTGAGGTGGTTGGTGCCATGGCTATCGTATCGCGTGCCGCGAGGCTCGTTAAGGTTCCAGAAACTCACCATGTCCACCTTCTCGGCGGTTGTTAGGTTAGCGTAGGGGCGTGGCGTGCCTGAGTTGTAGAGGGATGTGATTTCGGCATCTGAGAGAGTGCGATTCCAGACCGCAGCATTGGACATCTCAGCATCACAATAGACGCTAAACCCTTCGCTGCAGCCCAATACAAAACGACTAGATGTGTTGATGCTAGCGCCCTGTTGGGCAGGCGAGCCACTTGCCAGCCCGTTGCTAAAGGCTTCGAAACTACCGCTAGCATTGCGCCGCATGACAATATTGTACCAACTCCCCAGGCCGATCCCGCTGACTGCTATTTGAACCCCCACGTTGTTACTATCTACCAAACGGCAGTAGATGGTAGTCCCACTGCTAAACATTGTCAGGCCAGGATCCGATAGATTCGATGCCCCTTTCGCCATAATCCACTGCACGCCGCTGATAGAAAGAGGTCTAATCCAAAGAGAAATCGTAAATTCCCCAACACCCAAATCTAACCCTGTCTGAGCCGAGTGCTCAATGCTCAAACTTTCACTATTCGCCGAGTCAAAGCTTGCAACCAGATCCGTTTTAAGCGTGCTGGGCGTGGTCTCATACCAGCCTTTTGCGTCGGCGCGGGCATCCCAGGTCAGCCAAGTAAACGTGTGTTCGGCGTACCCCATGGCATTCGTTGCCCTCACCGTCACATCGAGCGGTTCGTCGGTTCCTGTCAGTGTCCCAGAAATAATCCCGGTATCAGGATCCAAAGAGAAGCCATCCGGTAAGACGTCAACCGTGTAAGTCATCCCCCCACCCGTGAACCAGGTGCTCGTGTCGACACTCTCAGCCTCACCTTTGATGCTTAGTAACTCTTCCGCCGGAGCCAAACCCGAGACCGCAGGCTCGGCACCCATATGCAAGAGCCCGTTGCCTACCAAAGTGGCCCGATGCAGAATCTTTCCGTCCACTGTTCCTAAGTTCTCGATCTCTGTCAGGTAAGCATCCCCGCCATAGTCATCACTCACCGCGACAGGCTCGAGGCGCACCGCTACTTTGGTTCCGACGTTTGTGGCGTCCAGTTGCGCACTCGCGCCCGCCGTGGCTTTTTGAAAGTAGAATTGAGCCTCCACCGTCCACCCTTTACCGACGACCTCGGGCTCATTCCAGCCGCCATCGACATTGTCGCCATTCGATTTCATGCACTCCACCACGTTCTCTTGAAGTTGTGGCGTGCCTGACAAGGTCCACTCTGTTAAACAGGGAATCTCGGCAATACCCGCGATTTCGATCACGCCATCTTTTCCAGTCGAGATAGTTCCGTCGGCGGCCATGACTACTAGTCGTCGTCCTCCGCGTGAGATTGGTTAGGCGCACTCGGCGCCGTGCCTTCGTAAACCGTGAGCCCTAGCGTTTCCGCTTGCTCTTTGAAGGCCGCTTTCTCCTCGAGTATCGTCTGCATTTCTTCGCCGTGAATTTCCTCAATGAGACGCTGCTCGCTGGTCACGCCTAGCTCCACCGCATCCTTGTTCGCCTGCATGTCCTTCGTCGGATCCACCCAGGTGAATCCGCGACCCTGGAATCGATAGCACTCTTCATCCAGCATCTTGCGCGCCTTCCCTTCTTCCGGTACCGCCCCGACAAGAATCCCCGCTTCCGTGGCGGCGTGCAAATCCGGCTCGAGATGATGCTCGACATAGAACCGCGTCCGCATCCGGTAAACTTCACGCATTGAAAGCTCCACACCGCGCATCGTAGAATACGAAATCCCCTTCATGTCGTTGCACATGAGAAAATAATTCGCGCCTAACGAGGCGGCTAATCCGCGCCCCATCGTAAGCACAAATTCATCGAGGTTGCCCGGTGGGTAACCAGGATCAAACGTCTCAACGCCCATCCCTTTCGCGAGCTTTTCAAACATCCCCGGCTCCACTTCTTGGCGAAGCGAGAAACCATCGTCGTCGGTGACACCGGGCTCGCCCTCGTCATCCTCGCCCCCGCCGTCATAGTTTTCGTCCGTCGTGTAAAAACCCATCTTGGAAGCGGCCACCCGCGCACCCACAGCGATCGCTTCCTCAAACTTGTCGAGCATGCGAGCGCGCACCGCCCCGGGCGCAATATTCGAAACGCCCCGCATCTGACCCGGCCGTTCCTTGATGAAAGAATGCTCCACGAACTTCGCTTCGATGCGCACATGCTCCCGCTTCCGGTCCGCGCTCCAAAGGTGCTCGCTCGGATGCGCGGTGAGGAAATGGTAGGCCACCGGCCGATCATCTTCATCGACCTCCACGCCCATCTTGAGCATGTTGCCAGGCGCCGCCGTCGGGTAACCCCTCCCATTAAGGGAATGATCCAATTGCGCCGCGTCGATGAATTGCCGCGCGTAACCAAACCGATTCCACTTCTCGCCGTAACGCCGAATCAAAATCACCTCGCCATCGACATCGAGGCGGCGATTCCACATCTTCCCGATGTCGATTCGCGACATGCCGCCCTCGATCGTCGGCGAATGCCGAAGCTTGCCCGCCAACTTGTACCAGGCTTTGAAGTCGTCATTAAAATCATCATCGAGCTGACGGTCACCGCGCTCCTTCTTCTTGCACGGCCTCAAGGTCACTCCTTGCGGCCCGATGATGTTGATTTCATTCAACCGCAGGTAGGCCCTAATATAATCATTATTCCGCTCCAAGTCGCGAGCCCGCGCCAAAAGCTTAATCGCCGAACCATGCAACGACGCATTCGGCGAAGCGTCCACCACATCCCAACCAACAAAGGCCTCATTCGAAGCCGCTGAATAAAAACGCGCTTTCGAGCGGGGTGCCGTGCGCGGCCTCGTCATCAGCCCCGTCTTCGGATTGATCGCCCAGCCGCTCACGATAGAGAAACCTTGACGGGCCTCCACCCGGTAAGCGCTCTGGATCTTAGCCCGAGCTTGACCATGAGTTTATCAACCTGACCCACCAACCACGCCCGATGTTGCCGCAGTTCCGCCAGCGTCAGGTAGGAAAGCTGGCGCTCGCCCACGCTCGTCTGAATCCGCATTTCCTGAACCGCTCCACCGGAGATAAGCGCCGCAATCGCCGCATCGATCGCCGTCAGCTCGGCCCGCTTCGCTGTCAGATCCGCGTTCGCCGTCGCCCGCTTTTGAATCACGTTCAACGTGGCGTGAGACGGAACGTGGGCGTCACTTGCCTTCGTCACCTCGATCTCAAGCACGTAAGGCCCGGCCACCCAGGCGTCCGAATACGCCGCGTCCTCAGTCACTTCAAAACTCAAATTGTCCGCGCTCGCGCTGGCCGTAATCTCGATCACCGTCCCACTCTCCGACGTAAGCCAGACCGTCGCCGACCAGCCGTCAGCGGGCCTGTAATCGGCGAACGCAAAGGTCCAAGCAATGCTCGTAGAAGCCCTGTGTGAAGATGGAATCGCCATTCCATTTCAAAGAGCTGGCTTTTATCACCGTGACCCCATCCAACTCCGCTTACGCCGTGGCTGCCGTCGCCTAACGGCCGCTTTCTTCTTCGCTGGAACCGCTTTCTTAGCGTCTAAAGCCGGTTTCTTTTGGGCCTTTTTAGGCACATTCTTCGGCGCCTCCACCTCCATTCGCTTCCTCCGCCGCGTGTCCCTCGCCTTCCAAACTCGCAACGGTGTCGACATCGACCGCAACGCCGCCAACGCATAGACCCGACAATCCAGAGGCTCGTTCCGGTCCCCCTTCGAGGACTTCTTCTTCCACACCATCCTCGGCTGTCCGTTCGTCCAAACCACCTCTTGCTCCTCCGCCGTCAGTTGCTGAAAAAACGTCAGATCATAGTGCTCCGGAAAGTGCATCCGCCCCACCGTCTCCCCAGGATTCGAGAGCCGCGCATAGATCACTTCCTTGGCCGAGTCCGTACCCACAAGAGCGAGCTTCACCCGCGCTTTCTTCAACGGAGAGAACCGAGCGAACACCGGCTGGCCTGAAGAGTTCATTCCCTTACACGCGAAGACATGCCGCATCACCTTTCCCCGAACAAAGGTATAAACCGAGTCCGTCCGGTGACCGCCCGAGTCGACAAACGCCGCCCGGATCGGCAACTCCACTCCGTCCTCGCGCCGCGCCCGAAAGTTGAGCAGATACTCATCGAGCGCCTGACGTGTCCCGCGCACCGCAGGATCCCCCATGATTTGCCGATAGTCCACCGACCAGCTCTCCTCCCCCAGCCCCCAAGCCACCACTTCGACCTCGAAGCGATCATTCTGCGTGTCCACCCCCGCCGTCAGCACAAGCGCCTCATCCGGTACCGAATCCAAGGTGTAAGCCTCGCGCCCTTGATAGAGAATCTCCGAGTCCACGTCCTCCGACGACGTCGAGAACGGAAGGCCAAGAATCGTATTCGTGAACACCTGCTCGCGCTCCGTGTCTCCCTTGACCTCATTCCACTCGTCGCAGATCTCACGCCACCCCATAAACGGCGAATAAGCCGACCAAATAAAATAGCCCCGACGATGAACAGGCGCCTCCAACCTCGTCGAGACCCAATGAGCCGACCCGCCAAGCGCCTCGTCCTTGATCATCTCAAAGCGCTCGTTCTCATCGATCCACTCCCCGCAACTCTGACACGAATACCGCGCATAGTTCGCCGACTCAGGATCCTTCTCAAACTGCCCCCACTGCAATTCAATATGATCCGAGCACCGTGGACAAGGCACCGCGTAGACCCGCTTGTCCGTCGCATTGTAACCCGCCTCCGTCCTCGACATCCCTTTCCTGACCGGAGTGCCACCCGCCACAAACATCCGATTGAAGAAAGTCGTCTGACGTCGGCGAAGAAGATCAATCGGATCCCCCTCCGCCTTCTCCCCAAGCCCCGCCGCAAACGGAAAGCGATCCACCTCATCGCAACAAACATCCCGAATCGGCCGCCCCGCCAACCCCGCCGGAGAATTCGCACCCGTCAGTTGCAGAAAGCCCCCCGGAAAGTTCTTCCGCAAAATCGTGTTTCCGCTAGTCCTCGCGCGCCAATCCGTCAGCGCCGACAGCACCGGCGAATCTCGAAGCATCGTCTGTATCCGATCCTTCCCGTACGACTCCGCCATTTCCACCGTCGGCTGAATCAACATGATCGGGCCCGGGTTCAAATGCATCCGGTAGCCGATCGCATTATTCAAATTCTCCGAGTAAGCCACCTGCGAAGACTTCATGATCCACACCTCCATCACCTCGGGGGACTTCCCACAAATCGCATCTAACAACTCCCTCATGAACGGAGTGACATCAATGTCGAAATCCCCCGGCGTCGCCGAAGCCTCCGGCGAAAGCTTCCGATACTGATTCGCCCACGCGCTCCCCGATAGCTTCGGTGGCGTCGCATAGCACGACAACCAAAGGGCCAGCGCCCGACTAAGCGTGGCTTTCCTCATAAGAATTGATCGCGTTGAGCGCTTTGTGCGTCTCCTCATCAATCGCCGCCTTCAACCGCCGCTGCTCCGCAACTGTTTTCCCCACTTTCGGCCCGACCTTCGAGCCCATACTCATCAACCGCTGCCGAACCTCGCGACCGAATGGCGCATACATCGCCCCCACCTCCTCAACACTCACAAGCTCGCCATCCGCAATCCGATTCTTCCGCTCTTGATCATCCGCCTTCGCCCTCGCAAGCCTCGCCTGCTCCTGCATTAAATCCAACATGCCCGGCGCCTCCTCCTCCGTTTGTGCTGGTTTACACAGCTCCCTTTCATGCGCCACCCGCCAATCAAACACCTTCTCGACGTCGATTTGCCATTCTCTCCCGTTCTTCTCTGCTGGGCACCCCTGCCCTATCCATTTCTTTAACGTGTCCGTTTTCTTTCCTATAATTTGCGCAATATCCGCCAGACTGCGGCCGGTCCCCGCGACTTTCGTTTCTGCTAGTTTCCGATCCGCCTTCAACTTCGCTAGTTGCTCCCGCTTCATCTCCACTTCGATAGACACCGCCGCCGCTCCGCCCTTCCGCAACCAATCACAATAAGCCCTGACCGCATCCTCGACAATCAACGTCTCTTTTTTTCCGAAGACTTCACGCCGCAACCCCTCGGCCTCGCTCTCGTCAATACCCAACAACCCGGCCACCTTGCTCAAGGTCGCCTTCACAAGTTAAACTCCCATTTCTCCCCTCCGTCCTCCGTTTCTAGATCCGACAAGCGGACCCTCCCCGCTTCCTCACTGCTAAACACCCCGTCCACGAGAGAAGAGAAAAAACCCCACAGTTCCGCCGACTCGCTGGCCTCCACAAATTCCCAGCGCGGATTTGCATTGAGATTCATCGACGTGCGAACGGTCACCTTCCTTCCTCCCCCGGAAATCAAAGCAAATTTCGCATGCGTCTTCATGATCCGCATTTCCGCGCCGCTTTGCAACAAAGCCTCACACAATTCCAGTTGCCGATTCACGAAAATAGAATCCACCACCCACCGCATACCCGCACCGCCCGATTGCTCGACCAACTCAAGCATCCGCGCGGCGTCCCATCCCGCCGCCGTCCAAGTTGATATATCCACAGCCTGCAACGGTTGACACCCTTCAATAATCACCTCTAGCACGTCCGCGAGAGAGAATTGCCCATGCGTAACACAACACACCTCCCGCCCTTTTCCAAATCCCTCTAAAGCTTCCTTCGCACCCTTGATGCTATAGTGTTTCGTTAGGTATTGTGGGCACTTGCGCGCAATATATCGTTTCATAATTCATTGAGCACCACCACCACCACCCCCTCATAAAAAATTCACACCAAGCCCTTTTCTGCGGGCTTGTCCGCCTCATCCATATGGCCCAGAAGGACCCGTTGTGACCATGCTAGTTCCGCCTCATGGGTATAACTGGCCTTACCGACCGAAGGCAAGGGCTCGAGCGAATTCGATTCGAAATCGGTCTCTTGCGATAGGCTCAAGCCGCTCGAGGATGGCGGCCTTGTCTGTTTCTTGGAGGATAGAGTAGGCATAGACTCGTTGCACCTTTCGGTGACCGGTGGTAAATTTGCCATCCACTTGCTTGAAAATGGCCTTGTCGCCTTTGATTAGGTTTTTTGGACGGAACGCGCCTTTCAACACCCGCCCCCTGTAGCTGACTTTCTGGACTCTCCGCCGACCCTTTCGAAACGAGACAACCTTCACCCGCTTCACCTTATCAAGGCCGAAGTACCGCTCGTTAATTGTGATGGTAGCGGCCCGAGTGGCAATGGTCGCCCGCTTCATGTCGATGGCTTCGTTAGTTGTGCGCTTTACTCGTGGCTCGACTTTCTCAGCCACCGCCGTTCGGGCTTCCTTGCGCACAGTCACCGCCGCACGATTAACCGCCGTTACGCCCGCGCGCGCCAAGCGCTTTGGGGTCTCGTCAAGTTCGCGAAAGGCCTGATTAAAATCAGATTCGACTGAGATTCTCATTCTCTCGCCTCCAATTCGTCAGCAAGGCGGCGTGACTCTTTCACTGCTTTAATAAACGCTTTCATAACCATTCCCAAGTAAGTTGGCGTGTTTGATCCTCCACCACCAAGGGCTTGCCCCATCGTTTCAGCGCCCCCAGCCTTCCTTTCTCGGCGGGCGTCATGCTTGAGGTAGAGAGCGCGGCATCGATCTTCATCCCCATCGTGTTCACCCGGTATCGCAACCGAGCGCGTTCACGGTTGCTCATTCTCGCGTCCATATCGTCCGGGTGATAGTCCCGGCACGCTTTGGCCACCCATTGGCCCGTCCGCAACGGTTGCTTGCGCCGCTTGAACCGAACACCCGCGCGGGCGAGCGCCCGTTGCATTTTGTTACGGGGCAATGATCGGGGCAAGGTCGCGAGAGCGTCGTCTAATGTACGCCCTAGCGCCGCCTGCGTGCGCAATGAGGCAATCTCGTGAGGGAGGAGCACGCCCCACTATAATCGATCCGCGCGGCGTTTTGAGCTTTTT